AACCGTTACTGGCGGATTTCACGATGCGGCATACCACTTAATACGATGTATCTTTTGTAAACCAAAAGTATACAACTTGGCCTAGAAACAGGGCGGTGTTTTTTTGAGTATAAAGGCTTCGCACATGGGGGCGCCCCCATACCCCCCTGAACGTCCAAATTTACGCTATTCGCTAATTTGGACTTACGAAGGCATTGTTTATCAATAAAGGTGAACTAAGAGCCGGACGAGTGAATAGGCGAGGAGGGCGCAGGCTGCAATGGCCATAACGCGCAAGAGTGGGTGCCATGGTTGACGAGGGCGAACGGCAGGAGCGCGGAAGCGAGCCTTCTTAAAATGCCCTATGCGTTTTTCCCAGATTTCGCGGTAATAGTCTCTGTCTTGCATTCCCATTTGTAGATTGTACGAACGGATGAAATGAACCGTATGGACGCCGATTAGATGACCAAGACCGAATAAACAGCAAACTAGATTTCCCTAGACTTTTCGCCGGTTTGGGAATCTATGACGACAGGGGCATCATTTTTTCCAGAAGCGATGGTTGGCGCATCACAGATCACGGTGCGGACTTTTTCACCCCAGCGCAGCACGCCCGCACATTCGCCGAGAGCTTGGAAGCTGTAGCCCGATTTTTCGAGTTCACCGTGAGTGACTGGAAAGAGCCGGAAGGAGCCAGAGGACACAGCGAAGGTGTGGATGATGCGCCCGCCCATTTTGGCCCAGCCTGTAATGTGGACGCCTTGAGCCCGGAAAGGTTCTAAATCTGGCGGTGCCTCAGACGTTGGGGAACTGGCAGCACCGGGAGGACGGGCAGGGGTGCGAAATTCAGGGCCAGTTGGAGGATTAGCTTTGTACTCAGCAACCGCAGCCGGGAGCCATGCAGGGGTGAACGGTTTGGGTTTTTCTTTGGGCCAAAAAGCATAGAGGCAAGCGAAGAAAGCGCAGACGATGATGAACCATTTGAAGCGGTTGAACTTGACGAGGAAGGGGGCAACGTCATCGGCTGATTGTTCATCCAGGGCTTGGCCTTGAGTATGGGAGCGGTACAGCTTGAAGTATTGAGGCTTGTATTTGCGAATAGTGGTGGAGACTTCGCCGCCATTCACACCGTCAAAGATTTTGCGGATGTACTCATCAGTTTTGCCGAGGGCAACGGCTTTGCGAACTTTGTAACAGACTTGCACCAGATCACGGATAGAGGTGGAAATTTTGCCGCTGGACTGGGTAATGAGGAGAACGTCAACGTTGAAATGGCGGTGCATCGAAAACCATTCCTCGACAGCCTTGGACGTTCCCATTTTCGGCATGCAGAAGTGACACTCATCAATCACGTACAGAGGACCGATTCCGTCAGAGCCGCGCCAGTCGGATGCGAAGTCTTCAGGGTTTGCAAATGGCCGGTTAACGAACTTGGAGGCACGCGCCCGAGTGATTAGGCTCATCAAACCGTCTGAACCGTCATCCCTTGACGTGTCGGGAGCGGTGGCAATGGTAGTTGTGCGAATCTCGATTAAGGCAGAAGAACCGGGTTCTATGGCTTCAAAGGCTTCGAGGTTCAGGGGAAGGTTTGTAATCACCTTGCGGCCACGCTGGAGGGCAGGCAGAACGTGATACGAAACGGCTTCGTAAGACTTGCCACCACCAGGAGCGCCCAGGAGTAAATTTATCATTTGAATTTCATTCCGGGGTCAATCATGTCGGGGGTCATTTCGAGAAGCAAGATTGCATCCTCAATGGCTTTTTTGGCTTCGGGGTACTTTTTTGCACGGAGGAAGCGGAGCGCAGCCCAGAGCGAAGCCTTGGCAGGTGCAACGAGGGCCATCAGGAACCAAGCCTTACAAATGGGATGAGTTGCAAACCGATGCGAATAGTGATGGCAGCGGCAATGATGCTGATGGCATCACCGACACCGATCAATTGCATGATGTTAAGAACATCGCCAGAGAGAGAGCCCCAGCCACCGGCAGCGGCATTGCTCAACGCCGAGACATCAATGGCAGCAATGGCAGAGATTGCAACAGTCAAAACTTGCTCAAAGACCCAACAGAAAATATCTTTGAAGATGTCCCAGAACGATACGAAGATGGCAACAAAGAGCTTGGAAAACCACGATATGACAGCGGCAATCTTGGCAAAAAGAGTTGTGAACATACCGCCCATATCAACCGCCAAAGACCAGAGCACGCGCAAGGAGCAGCGCGGAAACAATCACCATTGCCTTGAGAATGGCCCAAATGTAACAAGGGGGGGCGACATTTTGAACGCCGTAATTCGCAAAGCCAAAACTAAGATCGACCTGCCAATTAGGACAGGCACCACCTGAGCCGATATTTGGCATGATGGTAGTGGCCAGGGAGAGAAGGGGAGAAGATTTCAGATCAGCTTTTTTTGTATCCCAAACGCCAGTCATACCGGTTGGGTATTTTGGTGTGTAGAGCTTGGGCTGATCTTCAAGCGGTGTGTCAGTGGCCGAATCCTCAACGGGTGGCTCTTCTGTTTTCACTTCGGGAGTGCCGACCTGGGCACCTGTTGCGGTGTTGGTTACCGTGGTGGTAGTCGTCTGGGTTTGAGTGATCTTTGCCCCCTCATACTTGTAATTGTTGGTCGTGTTGGTGGTGGTGGTCGTGCCAGCAACAGCGTCAACCTTGACCGTTTTTTGTCCAGGTGAAGTCGCAGGACCGGTGATAGTCTGGGGTGCAACTTCGACAGATACGCCAGCTTTTGCAGCTTCTTGCATGGTACGAGCCAAAGCCGAAGAGGTAGGCCAACCAGATTTAGCAGCAACAGAATCTAAAAATTCCTGTTGCGTTGATGCAAGTTGTGGAGGATTTACAACAGGCAAGGAAGAAGCATAAGTACCAATTACGCCTGCGTTGTAATACTGCGGGACAGTTGCGGAAAAAGTCGCATATATTTTGCCGCCGCCATCATCAGTACAAGAAGTGAAAAAAGTGCCAGGACCTAAAAAGTTAGTCGATGCTTTAGCTTGACACATTGCACCGGCTGAAGAATAAGTTGTTGTGCCAGTTTTTGGTGTATAGGTCTTGCAAGGGGCAACGGTGCAGACGTTAGGGTCTTTTTTAGTAACTGTTTTTCCACCATCATTTGTGTCGTAGCCCAACTCTTTAAAAAGATCGTAAAGGGCAACACCGGCGGCAACATAAGGGGTGGCCATAGCCAAATGCTTAGCAATTGCCTTTGCAGCAACGAGAGAAGGAATTTTGCCGGAAACAGAAATGGGAACGGAAGCACCCCCAGCGGCTTTAAAAGTACTTGCGGCAGTAGTAGCAACACCGTCAGCAACAGGAGCCAAGCCGTAACGAGCTTGGTTAATGGCATCAATTGCCATAGTGTTAGCGGTGCCAGTATTGCCCCAGGCAGTAAAGGCAACAGGAACTTTTCCGACTAAATCGGAAGCAGTGACAGTCTGGGCAAATGCAGAACCCGAGAGGAGGGCAGCAAAAAAGAGAAGAATTTTTATCATGGGATGGTACGGCCCATGGCCTGGATGAAGACAAAGCCACTCATAGCCCCGATCAAGGCGATGATTCCGAAAAACAGGACTATGAGGGCAGGGCTCATGACTGAACCTTAGACTTTTTTGGTGACGCGTTTTGCCAAATCTGGGCCTTTGAATGCCAGGGCAATTGCAACGATCACCAGACCAGCGGCGGCCACTTTGGTGACGATGCCGGACAAGTCCACGCTATCCAGGGCGGCAGTAACGCCGGAGGCAGTTTGAGCGAAAGACATAGCCGAAACGGTAGCGAGAGCGAAGGCCGTAGCCAGTTTGTTTTTAATGTTCATGAAGAACTCCAATTTAAAAAAGATGCCGGAATTGACACCGTAAAACCCACAAAATGGGCTTTGCGGTAGCTTCAAGCACGTCGAATAATGCCAATAGCCACGCTCACCACATAGCCCGCCAGGAACGAGCCAAGCAGAGCACCAAAGCCCCAGGCGTAAACATGGAGGATGGCCTCAGGAGTGATACCCAAGAGGGCCAATTCATCGGCGGTCATCGGTAAATCACAGCCATAAAAGAGAGCAGGGCCAAAGTCGAAATCAGGTAAAAGGTGCGAGGGTTCATTTAGTCTTCGTCCTGGTCGTCGTCGTTTTCATCTTCGCCATACTCAAAGCCGTTTTCTTCCAGGCAAGCCTTAAGGTCTTCGACTGAATCAAAGCCACCGGCAGCGTCAAGGCGGTAAATTTCATCGAGTGTCATTTTTCAGGCTCCAGGTGAGACAAAAACGGGGTAATCGTTGAAGGTGCCGAGGCGATCAAGATCAATGACAAAAGGGAATTCGTCAAAATCGCAGTGATCGACCACGAGGGCGGTGACAGCATCCATGTCATCCAGGACACCGCCGCCAGCTTCACGAAGATCAGCAACCCAGATGGGAGCGTCCCCATCCAAACCGGCGAGGAATTTCCCAGAAGCACGAGATTGAATGAGGAAGCGGGCCATGATTAAGCGGCAGCTCGTGGGGCTGTTTTGGCTGGTTTGATTTCCAGGAGAACCAGCTTTGTCGAGTTGTCAGAACCGGAAACGACATCAAAGACAACATCACACATCACGCCAGTGACAGGCCACGAGTTCTTGAGGTGTTCCCACTTTTGAAACTCGGTGGCATCGCCGAACTTGAACGGGCGCGAAACCATGCCGAGGGAGCGACCCGCGCCATTTTCGGCAACGTCCACGTTCAAATGGAAAGTCGTGGATGAGAAGGCTTTACCCTCGAACGAACCGGCAGATTCTTTGATACCGGTACACAACACAACAGAATTCAATTTCATGATTTTTTCCTTTTCCCCTGATTGCGGTTATGCGAAAGCCGGGGAGCTTTCAACCGTGAATGTTGCGTGGGTGCCTTCGCACTTGGTCAACGTGAAAATCGATGTCATTTCAAAGGCCGGGGTAAGCTGGGCTTTGATTTGTTCGCGTGAAAATTTGGACAAACGGCCCGGGAGTTTTTGACCTGACACGATGGCGGTAAATTCATCGACGCCGAGATATTCAAAAGCCAAGGCCATCGAAGCGGCAGCGGTATTTTTTAGCCAGCGAAGGGAGCGCACGCATTCGGCCTGAACAGTCTGAACTTGAAGACGTGGGGTGCACTTGACAGGCTCAGCGACTACTTCCAGAGCGAGAGCGCGATAGATTAGGGACTGGTGCCAGTCGGATGCGCCCGCGAAGAAGTCAGCAGGACGCCGGAGCATTTCAGTCGAGAGAACGCGCAATTTATTGCCGTAGCGAAGTTCAGCGCGGAGCCATTCACTATTGGACTTTTCACCAAAAAGCTGATCACCTTTTTCGTAAACGTTGGTGATTTTCCCGGCTTCGCGGGAGCCAATATAAAGGCTTCGGTCGTGGCCGTTTTCCCAGTCGCCGACCATGTTGAATTTGAGCTTGCGACCGCCGACATTGCACAGGCCAGCCCGGTAATCTTCACGAATTGACTCAATACCGCCCGGTATACCGTCAAAGAAATCAAGAGCCAAATCACAGCGGGTGATATCGGCGTCGTAGCTATCGGCCAAATCTGCAAGGCGGTGATTCCACCCGGTATCCGCAAAGGTGCAAGCGGTGCCAAACAGGTTCACATGAATTGTCTTGGCTTGGCTTTGTTGCCTGGGTGACTCACTGGAAGCCAGGAAGCCAACCCAACCGCATTCTTGGCCGTTCAGTTCGATTGACCAGCGGAATTTATAGAAATCGATGCCCTTTTTGGCTTCGTTGGACACTTGGAAGGCCGAACCCATGCAGGCAGCAGCGGCAATCGCCAATTCGTGAGCCTGGACAGAAGCATGGAAGTCTGCATCAGGCAATTCAGCGAGAATTTTGCGGAATTGCTCGTCCCGGTTTGCCTCGTCCCAAATGCTGGTAGACATTGGGCGTTTTTTGGGAAAGAGATTATCAGCACTGGCAGCGGGAGCATTGCGACGAATGACAGTAAAACGAACCCAATCCAGATGAACCACGGATTTAGTCGATTGACGTTCAGCCAGGAGCCGGAGCTTGACTTCAGAACCAACCAGGACGAGAGGTGACTTAGCCATGAAGAACCCCGGAAAGAAGGGGGGAGTTAACAGCTTGGTCGAAAGCTAACTGTTTTGAGGTTATCCCCGTATTACCAACGGGGTGCGCTTCGCGCAGCGGTCCCATCCCGCAAGCGGGTCCCTGCCGCTGCGCTTCGCTTGCCCGAGCAGGAACGCGAGTAAGACCAAAAGAGGCGAGATGTTGAGCATCCAAGAATTCAGCGATGGCGCGCCATGGGCCAGCGTTGCGGGGGGTTAGAACAAAAGTCATGCCTT